ATCCAAGGAGCAACAGGAGCACAAGGAGCTGTTGGAGCTAAAGGAGATCAAGGAGATCAAGGAATCCAAGGAGTAACAGGAGCACAAGGAGCTGTTGGAGCAACAGGTCTTAAAGGAGATCAAGGAGATCAAGGAATCCAAGGAGCAACAGGAGCACAAGGAGCTGTTGGAGCTAAAGGAGATCAAGGAGATCAAGGAATCCAAGGTATTCAAGGAGTTCAAGGAGCTGTTGGAGCTAAAGGAGATAAAGGAGATAAAGGAGATACTGGAGCTCAAGGAGCAACAGGAGCTCAAGGAGCAGTTGGTCCTACTGGAGCACAAGGAGTAGACGGAACAACAGGATCTACTGGAGCACAAGGATCACAAGGAGCTCAATTATCTTTAATCGCATCTAGTGGTATTGATATTAGTAATAATGTATTAGGAGGAACAACAGACGTTATTGATTTAGATTCATCTGGAAAAGTAGTTTTATCAACAAAAACTATCGATTTCGGAGGAGGAACAACAATAGTAAAAGATGATTCAACTGGAGACATTCTATTTAACTTCTAATCGATGACAAAACTAAATAGAATAAATATAAAAAATAAAATACTAAAAGATGGCAATGAAATTTAATGTAAACACTGGTGTATTTGAAGCCGACATTTTTGAAGAAGGTACAACAAATACCGGTTTAAATCCATCACAAGGTACTGTATTTGCTAATGCTTATTTTGAAGAAATAAATGCCGGGGTCCCCGTATTGGGGGCCCAGGGTACTGGTGTAGTATATGCTAGTTATGAATTTGATGGTGTTATGAAAATGGATTCTAATTCTACAATTGGAAACAACCAAATATTAACAACAAATAATTTTGTAGCAAGTAATTACCCAGATCTTAAAGGAGCTATAGGACATATTGGTTTAATAGGAGCACAGGGAGCTACAGGTGAAAAAGGGTTTCAAGGTTCAACTGGATCTACGGGGTTTAATGGTATTCAAGGTACTAAAGGAGCTCAAGGATCTAATGGCCTAAAGGGATCTGATGGACCTGACGGTGACATCGGTTATCAAGGAGCACAAGGTTCTCAAGGAGATAGAGGTTATCAAGGAGCAACTGGTTTAAATGGTTATAAAGGATCACAAGGAGCTACTGGAATTAATGGAGCAGTCGGTCCAAGAGGTTATCAAGGAACTCAAGGAGCTATTGGTAATAATGGACCACAAGGAACTCAAGGAGCTAAAGGTAATCAAGGATCAACAGGATCAAAAGGAGCAGACTCAGATAGAGGAGCTCAAGGAGCTGTTGGAGACAGAGGTTATAAAGGACCAACTGGATTATCAGGAGACAGAGGAGCACAAGGAGCTACTGGAGATAAAGGATTTATAGGATTAAAAGGAAATAATGGAGCCCAAGGAGCTGTTGGTAATACTGGTCTTACTGGACCACAAGGACCTCAGGGATCTACTGGAGCAAAGGGTTTTCAAGGAGCTATAGGTACTAAAGGTAATCAAGGTGGAGCTGGTGATACAGGTACACAAGGAGTTACTGGAAAACCAGGTTATCAAGGAGGAATAGGAGATCAAGGAAATAATGGACCACAAGGTTCTACTGGAGGAGTTGGTACTAAAGGAGCCCAAGGATCTCAAGGATCTACTGGGCCAATCGGATTTAAAGGATCACAAGGATCTACCGGTATTATAGGAGACCAAGGATCTACTGGACCAAGAGGACCTCAAGGATCTCAAGGATCTACCGGAGCTACTGGAAACATTGGACCTGTTGGAACTCAAGGATCTGCCGGATTAGGCGGAAATAGAGGACCACAAGGATCACAAGGAGCTACTGGACCTAAAGGTTTTGCTGGAGCCCCTGGATTTAAAGGTATTAAAGGAGACCAAGGATCTGGAGGACCAAGAGGACCTCAAGGATCTCAAGGATCTACCGGAACTACTGGAAACATTGGACCTGTTGGAACTCAAGGATCTGCCGGATTAGGTGGAAATAGAGGACCACAAGGATCACAAGGAGCTACTGGACCTACAGGATTTAAAGGATTTATCGGACTCAAAGGTCTTAAAGGAAACCAGGGATCTACTGGACCAAAAGGAACTCAAGGAGCTCAAGGAGCTGAAGGAGCCGGTGGAAACACTGGACCAGTCGGAACTCAAGGAGCCGCCGGAGGTGGTGGAAGTAGAGGACCACAAGGATCGCAAGGAGCTGACGGAGCTTATGGATTTAAAGGATTAACCGGACACAGAGGACCTCAAGGATCTCAGGGTGGAAGCGGACCAAGAGGACCCCAAGGATTAGAAGGAGATTATGGATTTAAAGGACCAACTGGACCTGTTGGAAATCAAGGAGCTAACGGATTCCAAGGTTATAAAGGATATATTGGAATACAGGGATCTACTGGACCAAAAGGTTATATAGGTTTTAAAGGTATTACTGGAGAACTTGGTTTTAAAGGAGCAACTGGAGCAACTGGAGTTCAAGGTTATAAAGGACCAATTGGACCTAAAGGAAATCAAGGAACTGCAGGACCAAAAGGAAATCAAGGAACACCCGGGCCTTTAGGACCTAAAGGTATTACCGGACCAACTGGACCACAAGGAGGATCAGGAGCAAGAGGACCTCAAGGAAATCAAGGAGGACAGCCGGCAACAACTGGAGCTGGAGCACAAGGTTATCGAGGAGTTCAAGGAAATCAAATGGCTGACGGAGCACAAGGAGCAACCGGAGCTGTTGGTAATCAAGGAGGAGCAGGAGCCACAGGTAGTGCTGGAGCACCAGGACCAAGAGGACCAAAGGGAGCTACAGGACCATCAGTTGGAGGATTAACTGGACCACAAGGGGCTAAAGGAATTCAAGGTCTTAATGCAGCTAATGGAACTGGAACAACTGGAACATTATATCACAATTTTGGTTCGTCATCCGTTAGTAACGGAAGGGTTAACTAAAATATTATATTAAACATAAGAATTAAAAAAATAAAATAAACATGGCTAAACTTAAATTAGGAACTGAATTAGAAAATGATCTTATTCTCCATGCCGGTATTTTAAATAGTACTAATTATCCGCAATTCGTTGGACAGCAAGGTGCTCAAGGATCTCAAGGAGATCTTGGATCTAAAGGATCTCAAGGAGCTACTGGTTCTGGAGGAGATAAAGGATTTCAAGGAAATCAAGGTTCTTTAGGATCTACTGGTAACAATGGATATCAAGGATCTACTGGAGCTAAAGGTTCTCAAGGTTCTCAAGGTTCTTTAGGTAATAAAGGACCTCAAGGAGCTACTGGATCTGAAGGAGATAGAGGATCTCAAGGATCTAACGGAGCTACTGGTTTCGAAGGAAACATAGGATCTCAAGGATCTACTGGCTCAACAGGGCCTGTTGGAGACCAAGGAGCTGTTGGAGATACTGGATTTAAAGGAGCCAATGGTGCTACTGGATTTACAGGATTTAAAGGAGCAACTAGTGCAACTGGACCAAAAGGATCTCAAGGATCACAAGGATTTACAGGATTTAAAGGAGCAACTAGTACAACTGGACCAAAGGGTTATCAAGGATCTCAAGGATTAAAAGGATTTACTGCTGCAACTGGACCAAAAGGATATACAGGATATATTGGATCAACTGGTTCTACTGGAACTGCAGGTTCTCAAGGAGCAACTGGAGCACAAGGAGCTAAAGGATCAACTGGAGCTAAAGGTTATACTGGAGCAACAGGATCAGAAGGTTTTCAAGGAGTACAGGGTAGTAAAGGACCCCAAGGAGCTGCAACAGGGGCTGCCCTTACGGGTTATAAAGGATATATCGGATTAAAAGGTTTTACTGGAACTGCAGGTTCTCAAGGAGCACAGGGAGCTACTGGAGCCCCTGGTTATGAAGGATTTGTTGGAATTTCAGGATCTCAAGGAGGAACAGGATCAACTGGAGACGGTGGAGATAAAGGATTTATCGGATTTAAAGGTTCTGATGGACCAGGAGGTTATAAAGGATATATTGGATTAAAAGGTTCTACTGGACCTGGAGGTTCTCAAGGAACTCAAGGTTCTCAAGGAGCTCAGGGTTATGAAGGATTAATCGGAACTGCAGGTTCTCAAGGAGGTACAGGATCAACTGGACCTGGTGGAGATAAAGGATTTATCGGATTTAAGGGTTCTGATGGACCAGGAGGTTATAAAGGATATATTGGATTAAAAGGTTCTACTGGACCTGGAGGTTCTCAAGGAGCACAAGGTTCTCAAGGAGCACAGGGTTATAAAGGATTTATCGGAATTTCAGGATCTCAAGGAAATACAGGATCAACTGGACCTAGTGGAGATAAAGGATTTATCGGATTTAAAGGTTCTGATGGACCTGGAGGTTACAAAGGATATATTGGATTAAAAGGAGCTGTTGGAACAACCGGAGGTCAAGGATCTCAAGGTGTAAGAGGACATCAAGGAGCTGGAGGAGCAGCTGGTAGTACTGGACCACAGGGGGTAACAGGAGTAAAAGGAAATCAAGGAGCTCAAGGTTATATAGGATTTAAAGGAGCTGGAGGACCAAGAGGTTTTCAAGGAGCACAAGGATCTCAAGGAAACCAAGGGATTGCAGGAAGTCAAGGTTCTCAAGGAGCACAAGGTTACGAAGGAACAAGAGGATATCAAGGAGCTGGAGGACCACAAGGATCAAGAGGATCTCAAGGTTATACTGGACCACAAGGTATAGTTGGTATTGGTGGACCTCAAGGAGCTCAAGGAGCTGCTGGACCTACTGGATATCAGGGAATTACTGGATCACAAGGATCTGGAGGACCAGGTGGTTATAAAGGTTTTAAAGGAGTAAATGGACCTGTTGGAAATACTGTAGGAGCTGGATTCCAAGGAGTTCAAGGTTATAAAGGACTAAACGGACCTGCTGGACCAACCGGACCAACAGGTTATAAAGGACCAAACGGACCAACAGGTTATAAAGGACTTTTAGGTTTTCAAGGAAATCAAGGAAATACAGGATTAACTGGATCAACTGGAGCCGGACCACAAGGAGCTCAAGGAGCTCAAGGTTCTAATGGTGCATACGGAACAGGAGGAATGAATAACGTGATGGGATTCTTTGATGACAACGTCGGTAACGCAGTTAACGTTCAAAATGGTTTTTGTAACTTTTAATAACTAATAACTTTAATAAATAATAAAATAAAATAAAATAAAATAGAATGGCTAAATTAAGAACAGGATCTCTCATATCAGGCGTATCTAACTTTTTACATGAAGGCAACTTCAACCCTAATAATTACACGTATTTTACAGGTAATCAAGGTGATAAAGGAGCTACTGGAGAAAAAGGAACGACTGGATCTGGAGGATTTAAAGGAGCCCAAGGTTCTAAAGGAGCAACAGGATTAACTGGAGCAACTGGTGATAGAGGTTTTCAAGGAGCTATAGGAAATAGCCCTACAGGACCTACTGGATTAAAGGGAGCAATTGGAGTAACACATACAGGATATAAAGGATCACAAGGTTCTACCGGAGCCGGCGGAGACAGAGGTTTTCAAGGAGCCCAAGGTTCTACATTAACAGGTTACACTGGATATAAAGGAGCTCAAGGTATTACAGTAAAAGGATATCAAGGAGCAAAAAGAGAAAGAGGTTTTCAAGGAGCAACTGGTGATACATTAAATGCTTATACTGGAGATACTGGAGCTAAAGGTTATCAAGGAGATCAAGGATCACAAGTTGCAGCTTTCAGAGGAGATCAAGGAGCTATTGGAACACAGGGTTCTCAAGGAGATCTTGTTAGAGGAGTACAAGGATCACAAGGAGCACAGGGAACTAAAGGTTTTAAAGGTTCACAGCCTACTGGTTTTACTGGAAATCAAGGATCAACTGGTGAAAGAGGAACTCAAGGTTCTTCTCCAAAAGGAAATCAAGGAGCAATAGGATTAATTGGACCAACAGGTTTAAAAGGTTCTTCTCCAAGAGGAGCCCAAGGAGCACAAGGAGCCCAAGGAGATAAAGGATTTAAAGGAGCACAGCCAACTGGACCAGGTGGAGATAGAGGAAATCAAGGAGCACAAGGACTTAAAGGAGCACAACCAGGAGGTTATAAAGGAATTAAAGGAGCACAAGGATCACAAGGATCACAAGGTTCTTCTCCAAGAGGAACACAAGGAGCTCAAGGAGCTCAAGGTTATATAGGATTTAAAGGAGCACAGCCTGGCGGAAACACCGGAGCTAGAGGACCACAGGGAGACCAAGGAGCTAAAGGAGCTCAACCTGGAGGTTATACTGGATTTAAAGGAGCACAAGGATCACAAGGATCACAAGGTTCTTCTCCAAGAGGAACACAAGGAGCTCAAGGAGCTCAAGGTTACATAGGACTTAAAGGAGCACAACCAACAGGAGCAACTGGATCTAGAGGACCACAGGGAGATCAAGGAGCTAAAGGAGCTCAACCTGGAGGTTATACTGGATTTAAAGGAGATCAAGGACCCCAAGGACCCCAAGGTTCTTCTCCAAGAGGAACACAAGGAGCCCAAGGACCCCAAGGTTATAAAGGATTTATAGGTTTAACGCCTACCGGGCCTCAAGGATCTCAAGGAGCTGGAGGTTATAAAGGATTTATTGGACCATCACCAACAGGTTATAAAGGACCTATAGGTAATATAGGACCTCAAGGAAATCAAGGTTCTTCTCCAAGAGGACCAAATGGAGCAGCAGGACAAATAGGTTCTACTGGACCAAAAGGAGCTCAACCCGGAGGAAATAGAGGACCTCAAGGAAGTCAAGGTTCACAGGGTGTAGTTGGAAATTCTCCTACTGGACCAAAAGGTTATCAAGGAACTGAAGGAGCCCCTGGTGAAAGAGGAACAGGACCTGTAGGTTATAAAGGACCTCAAGGAACTCAGGGATTACTTGGAAATTCTCCTACTGGACCAAGAGGACCTCAAGGAGCACAAGGTTATACAGGTTTTAAAGGACCAACTGGTGCAAGAGGACCTCAAGGACAAAGAGGAGTTCAAGGATATATTGGAGTTTCAGCTGGAGCTGGGCCAAGAGGACCTCAAGGAGCTACTGGACCAAGAGGAGTTCAAGGAGGAAGAGGAAATCAAGGAGCTAAAGGACTTAATGGATTCCAAGGAGATACTGGAGCAGGTAATGGAACTGGACCAACTGGACCACAAGGAATTAAAGGAGCATCAGGATCAAGTTATACTGGATTTAACGGTACTTTATATTTTAATCAGTATGATGTTGCATTCCAGCATGGTTTAGTAGTAGCTATAACTAACACCGGTGGAGGACCACCACCTCCAGGAGGAGGAGGAGACGAAGGTGGAGGAAGATTATAATCTACTCAATCTTAGATAAAAAAATTAAAGAGGACTTCGGTCCTCTTTTTTTATGCATAAAAATAAAAAGAATAAATAAACTAAATACATTTATTTAATATAATAATTAAACAATTTTTAGTAATATGCATTTAACAAAAAACCAAAATGTTAGACTTCATGTTGATTCTGTTAATAGAGTAAATGAATCATACCAAATCCAAGGTTGGATTGGAACAAACATAAGTGCTATAGTTGATATTCATATTGATGGATATTCTATCGTTCCATCATTTTCAGAAAGAGAAGACGTTAAACAAGTATATCTAAACTTAGAAGGAGATTCTCTAGGTTTTAATATATTAGTTAATAAAATAGATATTAATAAAGATATTTCTATAATTTTAGAAAATGGCGAAACCATATCAAACGTATACTGTTTTTCTGGAGATGTCGTTGCAGGTTCAGGTTTCAATAGAACTGATAAGGATGTTATCGTAGTAGATAATTTTTATGCAGATCCAGATTTAGTAAGAGAATACACTATGAACAATCTTGAATTCAAACCTTCAGGATATCATAAAGGACAAAGATCAACTTCTAAGTTTATATTAGAAGGTACTAAAGAAAAATTAGAAGAAGTTATTGGTAAAAAAATAAAAAACTGGAACTATGAAAGATATGCAAATGGTGTTTTTCAGTTTTGTACAGCAGATCAACCTATAGTGTACCATGTTGATACACAAATGTATGCTGCGATGGTTTATTTAACACCAGACGCTCCACCTCAAACAGGTACTGCAATGTATAGAAGCAAGGTAAATGGAATAAATGTATTTCCAACTCCTGAATCAATGTCAACCAAAGAATATGCAGATGCTTTTACAGGAACAAATGACGGTATGAATTTTTACGATGGAACTCTTTTTGAAAAAATAGATGATGTCGGAAACGTATATAATAGATTAGTAATTTTTAATTCATCACAAATACACGCAGCAACAGAATACTTTGGAGATGCAATCGACAACGCTAGATATTTCCACATGTTCTTCTTTGATGTAGAATAAAATTTAAGATTTAATGCAAACAATAAACATTATTACAAGATGTACCAGGCCAAATAACCTGCCTAAAGTTATGGATTCTGTATTTCATAAAGTGCCTAGTAATTTAAAAATTAACTGGCATGTTTTATTCGATACAGTTCCTTTAAAAGATATTGATGCTGGAATACTTTCCACTATAAGTTCAAATAATACCAAAATTCATTTTGTTAGAGGAGGAGACGGTGGTTTATTATATCCACAATCAACTAAATTAATTAAAACATTTGATAAAGATTCTTGGTTTTATTTTTTAGACGACGATAATATAATCCATGAAGATTTTTATAAACATGTTGGTGGAAATACTATTCTAGAAAATAATAGCAATCATTTAATACATGTAGTTTCTCAACAAGTTGACGGTAAGGACTTTACTGGATTAGATGTTAGAGTTGCAACTCCAGAAAATACAGGCTTTCAGAAAACAGATATTGCTCAAGTAATTATTAAATCAGAGTTAATCGATAATTATTCTTTTGGGGCAAGTTACGCTGCTGATGGATATTTTATTCAAGCAGTCCTTGATGAACATCCTGAATACTTCTCTTATCACAACTTAGTGTTAAGCCATTATAACTACTTAGAAAAAAAAGCAGCCCCTAAGTTGCCTAGAATATTATACATTGGTGAGGGAACTCCTGATTTAAAAAGTAAAAAATGGCTAAATTATGAGTCCGAAGATCTTGATGTTAGATATTTAGAAGATGATCAATTTATAAGAATTACAGTTGCTGAATTTAATCCTGATATGATAGTCACAAGAGGAGAACATTGGGCAGAATTTAGAAATGTAGCTAATATGCCACTTCAATTTCGTAAAAAATGGATCCATGTAGATGTTAAAGACGGCGTAGACTCAGTTAAAGATATAGGGGAATGGGCATATAATTGTTCAATGCATGCAATGTTAAATACTGATAATTTAGATGATCCAAATTTAATATCTTTCTTTACTCCAATTTATAATACTGGACAAAAACTAAGAACAACTTACAAATCAGTAGCTGCACAAACTTATGAAAATTGGGAATGGATTTTAATGAATGATTCTACTGATGGTGGAAAAACTCTTAAAATTGCAGAAGAAATTGCAGCTCAAGATCCAAGAGTTAAAGTATATGATTTGAGAAAAAAATCAGGTGGATGTATTGGAGAGGTAAAATGGAGAGCATGTTCAATGGCTACTGGATATATTTTAGCTGAATTAGATCATGATGATATTTTAGCAGATACATGTGCTCAAGATTTACATGATGCTGCACAAGCTCACCCAGAATGTGGATTCTTTTTTGGAGATACTGCAGAGATTTATGAAAATGGAAAACCACATACATACCCCCCCGATGGTTCGTTTGCATTAGGATATGGAAATTACAGAGATGAAAAATATCATGACATGGATTTAATAGTATGTAATCAACATAACATTAATCCTAAAACAATTAGACATATTGTTGGAGTTCCTAATCATATTAGAGCATGGAGAAGATCTACTTATTTTGAAATAGGAGGACATAATAGAAGTTTAACAGTTGCTGATGATTATGAACTAGTGATTAGAACTTTCTTAAACACGATAATGTGTAAAATTCCAAAGCTTTCTTATATTCAATTAATATACAATAACGCAGGTGGAAGAAATACTCACGATTTATCAAGAGAAGATATACAGAGAAGAACAAGAACAATTTCCGATTATTATAATGAGGATATTAAAAATAGATTTGAAGAGCTTGGTGTTCATGACTGGGCTTACGAAGAAAACCCAGATTACCCAATACATTCAAAATCCAGATTTGGAAAGGATGAAGGTGCAGTAAACATAACATATATAAAAGAAAATGAAAACATACACATTCCAACCGGAAACTAACGACGCCCAAAACTATTATTATTTTAATAATGGATTTTCAAGTTCAGAATTAGATCTTATATCTAAAGGAGTAGAGAATATTCCATTTGAAATAGCAACAACCGCAGCGGGAATTGATGAGGTTAGGAAATCAAATATTAAATGGATTCCTCAAACTGAGGAATGGGAATGGTTGTATTATAAATTAATGGATTTTGCTCAGAGAGCTAATAATGAAATGTGGAGATTTGATTTAAAATCAACACCTGAATTAATACAATATACAGAATACCACGGAACTGAAAATGGAAAATATGATTGGCATCAAGATCTTGGCCCAGGAGAATTATCCATAAGAAAGATTTCTATGACCGTTCAATTATCAGATGATCATGAATATACCGGAGGAGACTTAGAATTCTGGCACGGAGGAACTTCATTAGAAGATACAGATTCAGCTCCTAGAGGAAAAGGAACAGTTGTAATCTTTCCTAGTTACCTTAATCACGCAGTTAAGCCAGTTACATCTGGCGTTAGAAAATCATTTGTTCTTTGGTTAGGAGGAGGACACTTTAAATAAAATAAGCTATGGGATATCCAGATATGAAATGTATGAAAATTAAGATTTATGTCCACCACATGGAGATAGATTCGATGTTTGATTTTATTAATCAAAGAATATCGAACCCTCCAGAGTATTGGATTAATCCTAAAGATTTACCAAACAGTATAACTGGTGGATTTTTAGAAGTTTTCGTAGATTACGACACTTACACTTCAATTAGAGAAGTATCAGAACATTCTAATTGGTCTGATCTTTAATATCTATTATATTCATTTAAATATAATTCCCCGCCAGGGAAACTTTTATATTTAAATGAATATAATTATAGTATGGCAAAGAGAAAAGAAAAGAAAGTTAAGCACATTTTTGTAAAGAAACCTAAAATAGGTTCGAATTACTATTTTGATTTTGCAGGTGGTTGGGAATATGGAGAGCTTATCGCTGAATCCGAAAAATTAACCGAGCACTATGGACATAATTGGTATACTTTACAAAATAAAAATCACGAAGGTAGAGATATAAAATATCCAGTGCCTATCTATAATCTTAGAAATAATAAAGAGGAAACTGAAAAATAAAAATGTATACTTCATCAGAATTAAAAGGAATGTTATTTATCGATATTGAGACAGCTTCTCAATACGAAACATTAAAGGATTTAAAAAAAGATAAAGAAAGTTTGTATGATTTGTGGATTGCTAAGGCAACTCAAATAAAATCTTTCGAATCTGATAAAGCAGATTTAACTGATCAAGAGATGTTTAAGAGAACCTCTTCACTCCACCCTGAGTTTGGTAAAATAATTACAATATCAATTGGTCAAATTAAATTTGATGAGATAGGTCTTCCTGTAAAAACAAATATTAAATCTTTTTATGGAGACGACGAAGTTGCTCTACTAAATGAATTTAATCAAACAATGCAGGCTGTTTTTAATCAAAATTCAAGTGTCAAATTAATAGGACATAACATTAAAAGATTTGATATGCCATGGATTATTAAAAGATGTCTTATTAATGGAATTACACCAATTCATCAATTCCATTTACAGAAACAAAAACCTTGGGAAAACTGTTTACTAGATACTTTAGAGATTTGGAAATTTGGAGGATATTCTGGAGCATCCTTAGATCTTATTTGTAATATATTTAATATTCCTTCTCCTAAAGATGCCATGAAAAATACAGATGTTTCTGAGCATTATTGGGGAGGAAGACTTGAAGATATTAAAAATTACTGTGAAGGAGATGTTTTAGCAACAATGAATGTTATGCTAAAACTATCTAATATGCCGATTTTATGAAAGTATGGGCCTATGTAGTCGCATGGAATGAAGAGTTGATGCTTCCTTATTACCTAAGACACTATTCTACATTTTGTGATAAAATAATAGTATACGACAATATGTCAACAGATTCAACGAGAATGATCGCAGAATCCTATGGAGATATGGTTGAAGTTATACCATTTGAAAGCGGAGAAGAATTTAATGACTATATTCATGTTGATCTAAAAACAAGCAGTATAGAACATGCTAAAGGAAATGCTGATTTTGTTATCTTATGTGATTGTGATGAGTTTGTATTTCATAAAGATTTAAGATCTTTTTTAAATAAAAATAAAAACTGTAGTGTTTTTTATCCAGCAGGTTTTCAAATGGTATCTAATACTTTTCCTGAAAACTTAGAAGGTCAATTATATGATTATGTCCAATGGGGAGAACCTAATCCATGGTATTCTAAACCAATGATAATCAATTTAAATATAGTACATCATTTACAATTTGTTGAAGGTGCTCATGAATTAGATCCAGATTTTAATTTAGGTGATTTTTGGCACCCTGTTCCTGAAAATATTAGACCTCTTGGAGAATATAAAAAACATAAATGGGGAAAATGGCAAAAAATGTGGGAAATATTAGACACATTTAATTCAAAACCTCTTAAAATGTTGCATTATAAATATCTTGGAGAGGATTATGTGAATGACAGATATAAATTATACGCTAAAAAAATGAGTAAAGCTAACCATGAAAGTGGAATAGGAATGCATTATCAAGAAATCATAGATAAAGATGCCGTTAAGATGGAAATAGATGAAATTAAATCAAAGGCAGTTAGAGTAAAAATATGAATATAAATCAAGTACTTAGATCTGGTAAATACGCTGGATATACTATTGGGGAAATATACGCTAAAGATCGTAGGTATATTAATTGGGTTTTAGAAAATAGACCTGAAATGCTTAAAAGTCATTCAAAAAAACCTCAAGAAACTACTTATAAGAAACCAACATATATAGATCCACCTGATATTCCAAACAAACAAAAGGATGTAATTAAACCAGTTTCTCCAAAAGATGCCTTTGGATTGTAATTATTTTTGAAAAAAAGTCACAAAAAGTTTTTTTATCCCAATTATTTTGCTTATATTAGTATAGTAATTAAAAAACAAATAAACATGAGTAATCCACACTACGAACATCAATTAAAATTAGACGCTATGAAAAAACACACTAAATTATCGTCGAGAAACAAAACGCTTCTTTTAATGGGGGCAAAGACCACTGGATCCTTTACAGAAGGATATTATTATATCGAAGAAAGTTTATATCTCGATGAGGCAGATGAACTTCACACATTCTGTATGTGGATCGATAATCAAATCGGAGGTGCAGGCCCAGTTAATATCGATATGCTTTGGTTAGGGTTTAAATACCCTGAAGTAGATAAGTATTCTTTGGCTTGTGTAGAAATCAAGAAACAAATGCATGAAATTAAATCATACTGCTAATGTACCGCGACGAAGAATTTGAAGACTTTAACTCCGAGGGAGAAGGAGGCATTGATCTAAACCAAGATCAACAAGAACATTTAGATGCTATAAAGGATAGATTGGCTAGAGCTAACTATGAAGCTATTGTTAAACATGGTGTTGATCCAGAAAGCACTAATAATATAGACATTATTAAACATCTTATTGAAGAAACTATGTTATACTTTCAAGATCTAGAGGAATATGAAAAATGTGCAGAATTAAAAAAAGCGCTAGATCATTTAGAACTCACTCTGATTTAATAGATATATAATATAATAATAAAATAATAATATGGACTTAACTCAAGTTTTAGAAAGAATTGCCTCTTCTTTAGAGGAAATTGCTTTACTTATGAAAAATAAGCAAAAAAGAGAAATAAATGAATCTCTTCGTAAAAATAAGAAATCTGGCAAGTCTGTTAAAAAGAAATAAAGATGGATCCTTATAGTGTACTAGGTGTAGACAATAAATCTTCACAAGATGACATAAAAAAGGCTTATAGAAAATTAGCAAAAAAACACCACCCTGACAAAAACAACGGTGACGATGTAAGATTTAAAGAAATTGCGGATGCTTACGAAAAAATAGGAGATTCGCAAAAAAGAAAAGAATACGATTCCGTTAATTCTTTTTCTACCTCAGGTTTTTCAGATATTTTTAGTAGATTTGAAGGTGATTTCTCAAACATGTTTGATAATTCATTTGGCCAACAAGCTCGCGGAAATGACGTTACCATTCGAATAATGTTATCTATGGATGAGGTATATTATGGAACTACAAAATACGTAGAAACATCTAATCAAAAATTTAATATTAAAATTCCTAAAGGAATTTATGAAAACGCTAAACTAAAAGTTAAAGGAAAAGGCATGCCACATCCTTTAAACTCGTCAGCCCCTAGCGGAGACGCTATAGTAATAGTAAATATTGCTAGAGATCCTAACATGATTGTGACAAATGGAGATATATGGTTAGATTATGAACTTCCATTTTATGATTTATTATTAGGAGGAACATTTGAAATAAATACAAGATTTAATGATGTTAAAATTAAAGTTCCAAAAAATTCTCAAGAAAATAAGGTTTTAAGAATTAAGGGCATGGGATTTCCGATATATAATACAGATCAGTATGGAAATTTAATGATTAAGCTAAGAGCTTCAAAAATATCTTTAACTGAAGAACAATTAGAACATATAAAAAAAATTAAAGAATTAAATAATGCATAGTTTAGAAGATTTTCCAGATTTTTCAGGAGAAGATAATATAGATAGCTTGAAGGAAAATTCAAGAGTCACCATGATGAACATGATATACAATGCAATTATGAACAATGAGGATAGAGCAATTGATAGCGACACCTCTCCTAGTGAAAAGGTAAAAGCTCTTAATAATATTATAGAATTCTTTGTTAGCTGCGAAGAATATGAAAAATGTTCTAACATTAAAAAAATTATCGATAAAATTAAATGCTAAAGATAGAGGTTAAAAAAGGAAATATCGAACAGGCTCTTAAATCTTATAAATATAAGGTGAATAGAACAAAACAAAGACAAGAAATAAGCGAAAGAAAGGAATATACAAAACCATCTATTATAAAACGCAAAAAGATTCAAAAAGCAAAGTATATTCAAAAGAAATTTAAAGGCGATTCTTAGCACTTTAGATTATAATATCATTATATTTTTTTTACAATATCGGACTGTTAACCAGCAATGCCAGGTATATATAAAAAGTAAAGTAGTATACAACTACTATGCTAAAAAACACTGACAAAAATGAAAGATATATTAGGAGAGGATAGAGACTCTTTAATGAGATCTTCCTATTATACAATTACTAGAAATTTTACAAAAACCGTAAATAGGTTTATAGTATTTAAAGAAGGTAATGACATTATTGAGATACCACATGGAATTGGACAAAGGTCTGATTTCATAGATATTCTTGTTGAATATTTTGAAAATCTAGAAGAATACGAAAAATGCGATAAATTAATGAAATTAAGAGAACTTGTAATGATGGCAGGTAACTAAAAATAAAATAAAATATGAGCAATAATTCTGACAACAAAAACAGTAGGGTAAACAGAAATAAAATAAATGTTAAACCCGAAAATATCAGAGTACAATTACGACAATCACAACAAAAATACGTTCAAAAAATACTAGAGAACGACATCACATTCTGCCAAGGACCAGCAGGAACTTCAAAAACATTTACGGCCTGCTATGCTGCATTAAAACTTTTTGCAGATAAAAAAATTAAAAATATAATTCTTTGTAAACCTATACAAGAAGCTGGTGAAAAACTAGGATTTTTACCAGGAGACGTTAGTGATAAAATAGATCCATACATGCAATCTTATATAACTAATCTAAATAAGATTATAGGACACGCCACAACAGAACAATTAGTAGAATCTGAAATTATACAATTTAGACCAATGGCCTTTATGAGAGGAGATACGTTTGACGATTCTTTAATGATTTTAGATGAAGCTCAAAACGCAACATTTAAGCAGTTAATGCTATTTGTTACGAGAATGGGGAAAGGATCTAAGGTTATCGTTACTGGCGATGTTAGCCAATATGATATTGCAAAGAACAATATAGGGTTAGAAAAATTCACTGATTTAATGGAAGGTATTAAAGGTATCGGAAATCACACTTTCACAGAAAAAGATATAGTACGTGCAAAAATATTAAAAGACGTTGTAAAGAGATATGATAAGTGGAAATTAGAAAATGAGTAGAAACAAATGATAAATCTTTAGTATAATACTTAAAGGTTTTAATATGTCAACACAAATTTTACTTAAAGGTTCTTATAATAACGACTCTAGTGTTTTAGAGGTAGGAATTGATGAAGCAGGCCGAGGAGCTCTTGCAGGTCCAGTCACGGTTTCTGCCGTTATAATGCCACATGGCTTTACACATCCTTTAATTAAAGATTCTAAATTACTTAATGAAGCTCAGCGAAAACAAGCTAGATTAATAGTTATGGATAATGCGATAGCGTATTCCGTTGTTCATATTGATATTAATCAAATAGAGAATACAAACATACTTAGAGCAACCTTAAAAGGAATGAACGATTCCTTATTTGAGTTAAATAAAAATTCAAATAATTTTGACTTTATATTAGTTGATGGAGATCAATTCCATGGATATGAAGGAATTCCATTTAAAACTATTGTCGGTGGAGATAATAAATACACGTCGATCGCAGCAGCTTCTATATTAGCTAAAACTGAAAGAGATTTATTAATGAAAGAGCTTAGTGAAATTGAAGAGTTTGAACAATATGGCTGGAATTCAAATAAAGGATATGGAACAAAGCAACATATCACCGCAATTAAAGAAAACGGACCAACAGAACATCACAGACCAAGTTTTATATCTCACATACTAACGACAACAGGTCAATTATTCTAATGCGAAATTTAATTATCGGTGCCCTACTTTTTACATTGGGACAATCATTAATTTGGATTCAAACAAACGGACAGTTTCTTTGGCCATGGTTTAAAAAGAATCCTTGGTTAATTAGCTTTGGATTTGGAGGAATTATAAGTTACATTTTAATTAAAGCAACAGCTTATGTTGCCTCTTATTACGATGGTCTATTATGGCCAGGTAGATTCATAGGATTCTCAACAGGTATCTTTATATTTACATTCATGACATATTATTTTATGAAAGAAGGTATAAATATTAAAACAGCAATTTCTCTTATTCTAGCTTTTGCACTTATCTCCGTGCAATTATTTTGGAAATAAATGCCCAAAGGTTTTTTTATCCCAAGTTTTTTTCTTATATTAGTACTATAATTAAAAAACATATACATGAAAAAACCAACATTTAAAGCAAGCGAAGTAGTTTGCAACGGAATTACAGCTGGCGCAAAGCAGCTTATCAACGAACAAAACTATCAAACATTATCAACCTTTTTATCTACCCATTTTATGATGGCTTCTAAAAAACAGATTTTAGAAGAATTAAATGATTCTGGTGAAATATCAGGAGATTGGATGATTGGATCAAGGGTTAGTAGCAATGAAAAAATTCTAACCAGAATGGCAAGCGGTTTGTATAATTACGCTTCTGCATTATTTAATGATGAAAAAGAACTTGCTGAAATGTGGATAAATTCACAGATTAAAATAATGACAGCTAAGGATATTATCACTATTATGGAATCTGCATTAATTGATTGTGCAACAGCGGACCACTGGTATACTTACGAAAAAGAATGGTAAAAATCTTATGATATTATCTATGAAAGAAAGAGTTGATAGAATTATGAACTCTAAAAAAATAATATATCTAAGTGACATGACAATTCATGAAGTACAATCAGTTGAACATGTTGGCCAACATCTTCTTTTTGTTGAAGTAGGCGGTGGCTTATTATTTCAAGACACTGATGTAATGACGCTCGACGAAGCATGCGACGCTGAAAGATTTATAAACAAAATTAAAAAACAATATAAAATATAATATATGGCACAAGTAAACTTAGGGTACTGTTGTATCAATCTTACATTACAAGAAAAAGAAGGTATCAAGATCGGTAGATCTATGATCAAACGAACGTTTCAAGCAAAAGGCATCAAATATGCTGGAGAGCTAGCGGAAGCAAATGTTCGCGATATGATTGAAATTATTAAATGGAATAAAAAGAAAGGTATTAACATCTATCGTATGTCTAGTTCTATGTTCCCTTGGATGAGCGAGTATGAGTTAACTGATTTACCTAATTGGAAAACAATCAAAAATCTATTAAAAGGCGCAGGCACGTTGGCTCAATCTTATAATCAAAGAATCGGTTTTCATCCTGGCCAGTTTTGTGTATTACCAAGCCCTACTCAAAAAGTTGTTGAAACTACAATAAGAGAATTAAATCAACATGCTTTTATTATGGACACTATGGGACTACCTCAAAACCACACATATTCTATGAATATCCATGTTGGTGGTTCATACGGCGATAAAGCGGCAGCAAAGCAACGATTTATAGATAACTTTAAAAGACTCGGTGATTCTGCAAAGGCAAGACTTGTTTTAGAAAATGATGACAAGCCAGCACAGTATTCAGTTCAAGATCTATACGAGATATACGAACAAATAGGTACTCCAATTACTTTTGACTATCATCACCATAGATGTTATGAAGATCCAATGCCAGAAGAAGATGCTCTTCGACTTGCTTCAAAAACTTGGCCAAAGGGTATTCGTCAATTATGCCACTATTCATCATCTAAAAAGTTGCACGAAGACGCAAGTGTTATTATCAGAGCACATGCTGATTATGTTTATGAAAAGATAGAAACATACAATATGGATCTAGATATTGAACTAGAGGTAAAAGCAAAAGAACTTGCTTTAATTAAATATCAAAAGGATTATGAATTAGTCCTAAGTTAAATGAATATATAACCTATGAAGTTTATAAAAACGTTTGAAGATTGGAACGAAGTTTCACCTGAGTTAAAAGCACATGTCGAAGAAGGATTAGATCTTACTAATTCATTCTTCCGTCTAGGTAGTGATGGATATATTAAATTATTCGAAGAAGTAAAACAGTATTGGGATAAAAATAATATTATTCTTAAAGGACCTTCAGGATGGATGGCTAAAAATTTAGATGTCGGTACTCCAGCACTATATACTCCACGTGGAGGTAAAACTATCAAAGTTAAATTAGACTCTCCAGAAAGAGGAGGTAAAAAGAAATTTATAGTATATAGAGACGGCGGAAGAAAAGATAAAGAAGGAAACATTCTTGCAAAGAAAGTAGAATGGGGAGATCCTAATCTTTCTGTAAAAAACGATGATCCTGGAAAGGCTGCTAGCTTTTGGGCAAGACATGGATGTGACAAAGCTGCTAAAATGGATCCTATGAAAGCAGGATTTTGGGCATGTTATGGACCTACATTATTTGGAAAACAACTTGGCTTAAAAAGTGATCAACCATGGTAGAAAAAGATTGTAAATGTAAATCATGTAAATGTGGAGACATGACAATGGATGAAATGATATCTATGATAGATGATCAGACATTACCTTTTACAGAGACTATCATTTCAGAGAATGAAGTTATAAGAGAATTCAAAACAAAATATCCTGACCACTTATATAAATGGCACAGTGATCCTGAAGATAGAATTATTAAAGTATTAGAAGACTCTGATTGGAAATTTCAATATGACAATGAAATTCCAACCGCATTACTTACAGGGATTGATATTAAGATACCAAAAGGAACAATTCATAGAATTATACCTGGTAAATCTCATCTAAAAATACTTATAAAAAAGAATTAAAAATCAAAAATATAATATAGATATATAATCTAATAATAAAAAACAATAATTTTTAACATATTATGGCAAAATTAAAATCATTTGAACAGTTTTTATCTGAAATGGATAGAACTGAAGAAATTCAACAAGACGTTGTTGAACTAGGAGCTCCAGATGAAAAAGGTGCTGAAGAAGCTCAAGCTGACTCAGAAACTGTACAATCTGAAAGTGACGAAGTTAAGGAATTAACTGAAGAAACAGTAGAAGAAGGTAACGCCTTTGGAGACGCTGTTAGAAAGGCTAAAGAAGCTGGTGAGGAAGAATTCGAATTCGAAGGAGAAACTTACAAGGTTGAAGAAGAAGTTGAAGCTGAAGAAGCAACAGAAGAAGTTGAAGCTTTAGAAGAAACTGAAACAACTGAAGAAGCTGTAGAAGAATCTGCAACAGAAGAAACTGAAGAGGTTGAAGAAACTGTAGAAGAAGCTGTAACAGAAGAAGCTGAAGAAGAAGCTGAAGAAGAAGCTGTAGCAGAAGAATCTAAAACAGTATCTGAAAGTTTAAAAGAAGTTTATGAATTGTGTAAAAGCGAAGCTAAGGCTTACGAAGAAGACGCACATGACGAACACACAGTAGAATCTTACATGAAAGAAAACGCTGCATTAATCGCTGCATTAGCTGCTCAATCTTTAAAAGAAATGAAAGAAGAATATGCAGTAGAAGCTTATGAAGCTGCTTGTAATTCTATGATAGAATCTTACACTAACAAAATGAATGAGATGAAAGAATCTGATAGCGCACATGACGCTGAAGAAGCTTAATAACATATAATTTACTCTCTAATAAAGCCTGGATTTCTCCAGGCTTTTTTTATTTATAAACTATTCTACATTTATTGATATAATATATCAATAAAACAAATAAATATGCCAAGATTACCTATCGAGATAATTTATATGCAAAACGCATATCAATTTGCGAAGCTAAGCTACGCTGAAAGAAGAAAAGTAGGATGTATTATTGTAAAAGATCACCAAGTTATTTCTTTTGGATATAACGGAATGCCACATGGCTTTAATAATCAATGTGAAGATGGTGAAGTGACAAAACCTGCGGTTTTACATGCGGAATCAAACGCAATTATGAAAGTTGCAAAATCAACAATGAGTTGCGAAGGTGCTGAATTATATACAACAACATGTCCCTGTTTTGGCTGTGCAAAGTTAATTATACAAGCTGGTATATCAAAAGTGTATTATACAGAAGATTATAGAGATATGAGCGGTGTTGAATTATTACAACAAGCTGGTATTATGGTTGAACAAGTAAATGTTTGGAATGGGATTTAATAAAAGATATGTACCAGGGGTTAAAGAATTAAAGAAGATATTGTTAGAGAATGGATCTGATTGGTTCTATAAAATATATGTAACATCCCCCGATGCTCTTATAGGGCCATCTGGATCAATAAAATTTATTGAAAAATTTCAAAAAGAACATTTTAATAAACAAAATCATTTTTCGTGATATAATAATAAATTTATAAAATGGCAGAAGTGAAAGATAACATAGAGAAATACCAATGGAAAAAAGGAGATAACTTTGGTAAAATAGTAATTGTTGAAAAAAAAGACGATAAATTTACACACTTTACCGATGGTTCCAAGATATTTAATACAGCTATTAATGAGTTTTTAGAAAAGGTAGAAGATAATTATATACCCTTTCCGCATGCAAATCTAGCAAACAATAATAGTTCTGTTCAAACACAACAAGAAGCTACAATTGTTAATACACCTATTACAAAGGTACCGGAACCAACCATCATGGGAAAAATGATTACAAAGATGAGTAAAAAGAATGTTGTAAACGTTCCTATTCAAATCAACTTAAACATACCTTCACCAGCGCTTCATGTCATGTTATCTGAAAACATGGAGTTAGAAGATCTTAATAGTGAAATTATGGAGGTTGTTCTTTCTCAAATAGAAATAGAAAAATTAAAGGATTACGTTAAATTAAATGTAGAAGATTTCTTAAAAAAATACTACTCATAATATAAAAGGTATAAATATACTATAATCAATTAAACATTATAAAAAATGGCAAAAGGATCATCATACGCTAGAAAGCAAAGAAGACAACAATTTAGACAAGCAGGTTTTTTAAAAATTAAAAATATGTTCGGAAGATACTCAGAACAAGGAATCGCCTGGTATACTAAAATGGCTGAAGACGGAAGAGAATTAGAAAGTATGAACGAAAAAAGAAGATTAGACTCAATTGAAGAGCAATTAATGTCTAAATTAAATATATTAAAAGAAACTTGGGAATCTTTCGGATATAACTCTGATGAAATTTCTAAACTAGAAGATGCATGGACAATAACTGCAATTAAAGATAAAGATACTTATAGAGCTGATAAAAAGCAAGCAAACGTATTAAGAAAAGAAGCTCAACACTCTTTAGCAGCCAGAAAAAATGCAGCAAATTAAATTACAACTAGCAGATAACGGGGTAATACGAACGGTTGTTGACGATAATATTAATGGCGCCGGAGAAACTTACGAATCTACTACAGTATATGAGTTTGATAGTATATCAGACAAAATTAGATTTATTGAAGAATTATGTATAGACGTTGGTCTAGAATTAGGAAACTCTAAATCTAAAACGCAAATACAAATTAACTCAGATTGGGGAGAACATTATAAGGCTTCTCCATCCGAGATTGATTTTAAAATAAAAAACCTGGAGCTTAAAATAAAAGAGCTCCAAGAAATTAAGAATGGATAATTTAAATATTGAATGTGTTTGGTATAATTCTAAAAGAGATTTTAATAAGTTCGTAAGATCTATTGAAGATCCTCAATTAAGTATTATAGATTATTCTATAATTAAAAACAAGCTTGTAAAGGCTGATCCATATAACGAAGAACCTATAGATTCTATTATAGGTTTAAATATCATTCAATCTTTAAAAAACGCAGTTAATCCTGAAAAGAAACCTATAACAACTGTAGTTTATTCTTTTAAAAATCTAAATATAGATACGGTTTCTAATACAAAAGATTTAATAAATTCAATAACTGAAAGAGAAATTAGTTTTGTTTTAAATGTTTTAAATATGGACGATATTCCTTCTAAAGAAATTTTAAGCAAATTTGATTTCGTTAAGTTTGTAGACAATGGTTAATCATAGGCTTTTTAGTAAGGGTGAATATATTCATGCTTTAATTTCAAACACAAGATATTCAAATATAGTTTTTCCAGTTAGGGCAATAATATATGATGTAAAGTTTGATGAAACAATGCCTAAATATCAGATTAGAATAGTTAAGTTCTATGATGATATTAATTTCTTAAAAAGATATTTCTTTGATATGAACTTCGATAAAAATTTTGATGGAGGTTCAACTAAATTTAGATTTAATAGAGATAAATTTAAAACTAAAGATGAACTTACTAAATATCTAGACGCAAACGCTGAAACATATTCAATCGTGGTTGATTCGGTTATGTGTACTAAATCATATAACCAGATTTCAGAGTTATATAATAATATTCAAGATTTTTTAATTGAAAAAGAATTAAGAGACTTATATGAAAAAGCCACAAGATCTTCTTATTCTAAAGGCCAATATTATTATGAATCTAAAGGAGTATTTGAAGCCCATCTTAAAAAGTTTTTAGGAGATAGAGCACCATCCAATAAAAAATACTACGATAAATTACTTTTTAGACCAACAGGACCTGACTACGATAACTTAAAAGCATAGGAATAAATCTGAATATATATAATACTAGTTTAAATAATATTATATAATTACATGCCAGGACTTAATATAAAAGGTGCAACTAATTCTGTTGGAAAAGGAATCAGTAAAGGAATTCAAGGTGGAATAAACTCTATTAAAAAAGCCGCCGGCTTTGATGTTGATTTAGAAAATCCAGATGGAGTTCAATCTCAACTTTCTTCTAGAAATACAAATAACTCTTTAAAATCTAATCAAAATCTAGACAGCAGCGGAAATCTAGCGGCTTCTGCGAGAGAAAACACATCAGAGTCCAGCTCTGACGTGTTTTATACAAATTTCGAAGATTCAGTAACGCATAAAATTCCCGCGGGAACAGATGAAGGTGAAAATAAAACAACAGGTGGAGAAGTTACCATAGGTCGCAGGCCGTTTTCTTTATTTAGTAAATATTCTTTAGTTGATTTTAGAGGAAGTATTTTAAATCCAGAAGGTGGTAAAATTGCAGGTGCGAGTAAGCATTTTAATAAAATTGACCCAAGTGTATTATCAAATCCAACTGCATCTAAAATTATAGAAATGACTGGGCAAATTGCTGATAATTATGGGTATGAATATAGTTACTCTGATTTTGCATTAACAAGATATTTTGGTAAAATACCAAATAATATGATGATTACTTTAAGAAGATTTTCATTTCCATGCCCTGACGATATTATATCTCCAAAGAGTATGGGTGGAGAAAAGGTTCCACAGCCAGATATAGCACGAGCTATTACTTGGATGGGAGAATCTACTGGTAATAATCTATCAGATATTATGAAATTTTCTCATGGATTTAATTGGAAAGAAGCTGAGGCTAAGGTACAAACACTGCAATCTCAAAGCCAGTCTAGTTCAGGTACATTTGGAGCCAGAATCGCTGGAGATAGATTATTATCAGCAGCATCAAATGCTGCTAATGGTGTCGGTGCTGTAGAAGCCGCGGCAAAAAAAGCAAATGCTGGATATGATTCTTTTTCTAATACATATCCTAATCACGTATTTGGTCCTATTAATGTAATTAATAAAGTTCTGATGAGAGAACAGGGTATGACATTTAATCAAGAATTTAGTCTTAAGTTTGAATATGAGCTAAGAGATCTTGGAGGAGCAAACCCTAAAGTTTTAATGTTAGATCAACTCGCAAACATAATGGCTCTTACATATAACAATGCTCCTTTCTGGGGTGGTGCTGTTAGATATATTGGAGATGGTGGACCTGCTAAACCGTTGGGTGATATTAATAAAATAAGAAGTGGAGATTTTGGAGGTTTTATGAAATCTGTTCTTAATGATCTAAGCGGAAACCCAAGAGGAACTTCTCTGAAAAACATGTTTTCAAGTGTAAAGGATGGTCTAAAAAAGGATGGTGTTGGTAAAGTTTTTGGAAATTTATTAGGAGGTGGTTTAATGAAAATGTTTAATACTCCACAAGGAGGACAGGCAGTTCAGTCTCTTTTAACCGGTGATTCAACTGGACAATGGCATGTTACTATTGGTAATCCATTAAATCCTATTGCAATTATGGGTAATATGGCATGTACTGATACTGAAGTAAATTTCGAAGGACCTATGGGACCTAACGATTTCCCGGAAAGAATGGTAGTAATTGTTAAATTAAAACCAGCAAGGCCAAGGGATAAAGCTGAAATTGAATCAATGTTTAACTTAGGGCGTGGTAGATTCTACATACAACCTGCAGAATCGGTAGATATTAATGCAGTAACAGATGTTGATGCGTATGGTAAAACTAAAGGCAAAAAATCGAATCTTACTAAAGAATTAAGAAAAATAGCAAACGGATAATATGAAATCAATAGATAATAAAAAAGTAGAAAACAATAAACTTAGATTAACTGAGCCTTATGTTCTATTTAAAGAAGATGTTGAAATCATGACAGTGTATACTGTACATGCTGATGAAGTTGGTAGAATTGATTTGATTGCTGACAAGATATATAATGATACATCATATTCTGAACAAATATTAAAATTTAATAATATTTCTAATCCATTTTCTATTAACGAAGGAGATGTTCTTAATATTCCGAATGTTGATCTTTCATTTAAGAATTGGAAAACTATTAAACCACAAGATAAATCAGATAGTTCACATCCTATTAAAGATCAATTTATGGATAGTAAGAGATTAACAGTTAAAGATCAGAATAGGGTTGAATATTTAAAACAAAAGGCATCACAAAAATTAAACGGATCTAAGGAAATACTTCCACCCAATATTCTTAAAGATGGAGAAAAGAATATGGATATAGAAGGAGGAGCAATTACAATATAATATGGCAGTACAAGGTAAAATTTTAACTAAATTAGAACCAACTATAGAACTTGATAAGCTCAAGTTTAAATCCTATAACGAGTCTGAGGGCGATAACCCTGGAGATAACAATACATCTCAAGAATTAGGTGTTGAGTTTCCTTTAATACTGGTTAATGGTTATAGGTTTGATAAACCATCTATTAAAAGTTTTAATATAACACTCGCTGGGTTTTCCCCTTTAATAGATATAACTATAGTAGATACAGAATCCTTATTTACAGCAGATTCATACCCAAGGGATGGCGACGTGATTAACGTAAGAATAGCTTCTAAATCAAAAGACATATATAAAGATATTAGAATGGATTTTGATATTATTGAAGTGTTTTCACCTCCTAAATCTGCAGAAGCAAACAATATGGGAGGTTCTGTTTATACATTAAGCGGTAGAATGAAAATACCAGGATTATACGCTGAGCAATGTAAATCATACGGAATAGGAACTACATTAGATCATTTAGAAAAAATAACTGCTGAACTTAAATTAGGTTTAGCTTCAAATGTAGATTTAACGGACGATTCAATGAATTTAATAACGCCGTATGAACCTCTTAAAGACACTATCGAGGATTTAGTAAAACACTCTTATGTTAATGAAGATTCATTTGTGACATGTTGTGTAGATCCTTATTATTATTTTAATTTTGTAGATTTAAATTCTATATTAAATGCAGATGAAGACTTTGAAGATGCTATTCCTGCATTTGACGAAAATTTAAATGATACTCTAGGACCAGACTCTTCTAATGAAACTAATCTAATAGATAAATCCCCACTATCAATAACATCTTTTTCAGAAGCGGTAGGCACTAATGTACATATTTCAAAATATGCAATACAAAATAATACCGGTAAACAAGTAAAAAAGAACGGATATAAAAGAGTTCTTCAGTTTTTTGAAAATGATTCTGAAGAAACTGGATTAATAAACTTTGACGTTGAGCCTTTAACTTCTAATAATCTTAAAGACATACATGAGCCTCTTAAAGGACGTAGGGATGAGGAGAGATATAAACAAGAAATAAAATATAAATATGTTGGTAGAAGACATAGTGACGCAGAAACATCGAATACACACTTAAATTACAACTTCGCCGGATTACACAATGTTCAAAATATGCAAGAGCTTGATAAGGTTTTTTTAGAAGTTGAACTGTCAACATGGAATCCCGCTATATATAGATATCAAAAATTGCCAGTTGCAATATACTCAGAAACTCCTGAAAAAACCCAGGCAGATGCTGCTTTAAAGACCAAAAAAGAAGAATTAGGATTTGAGGCTAAAGAGAAAGAGGAACTTAACGAAGGTAGTAAAAATGAAAGTAAATCTGTTGGCGTAATTGATGAATTCTTAAGTGGATTTTATATTGTTGGAGAAATAAGTTATGTATATACGAAGAAAATAAACAAGGTTGTACAAAAGATGAAGCTTCTCAGAAGAGAATGGCCAAGTCGAATAAATAATATCGGATAAATAGTTATATGGCAGATTTTAAGAAAATATCAGACTTTAAGAAAAGTAAATTATCTAGATACCCGTATCAAGATCCAACATACTTGTCTTTTGTTATGCTCTTCGATTTCACAGATCAAGTAAATTCACCACTATTATCTAAAACTGCTGAAAATTATTTAGCTAAATTGACTAATGTAGATTCTGATGATGCTGAATTCTATAAAGAAAGATTAGAAAATTTACAAAATTTTAGAAAAGCATTAAAGACTATTAATAATGAAATGCCATGGTACTGGCAAAGTCTTTCTGGTTTAGAAAGAACTCAACAATATAATCCAGAAAATGCATACATGGGAGGAGACGATGCAAGAATTGAAATCACAACACTAGAATCTTTAAATCTACCTATAGCTGGATTAATGCACCTTTATAGAAAGGCTGTATTTGATGAAAGAAAATGGAGTTATATTCTTCCTACCAATTTACGTAAATTTAGAGTTTATATTTATGTAAGCGAAGTTAGAAAAATTAAAGATAATGCAAAGCCTAAAATCGGTGGTTTAAACAGGGATGCTCTTAAAGGGTTTCCAGATAATTTTAAACCAACGTTAAGTATAGAAGATAAAAACAAAGAAATATCTGGAGTTTCAGGTAGACCATATTTTATGATATCATTAAAAGAATGTGAATTTGATATAAAAGAAGGTGTTGATATATTTACAGATTTACAAAAATCTCCAGAAGCTCCTGCATCCGGTAAAATTGCGTTTAATTATGAAGTGTTATATAACGTAGAATCTAGGGTTTTAAATGGGATAATTGAAAGCAAGTATGGATCTGATAATTTAGCCCCAGCCCCTGATGGAGAAGGAGTTTCTCCAAGCACAGTCGGAGATTGGCTATTAGATAAAGCGAAAGAAAAAGGACAAGCATTTGTAGATAGAGCAGTTGGCGATTTAAAAAACCAAGGTTTAGAAAAAATGCAAGAATTAAAAGCGGCGGCAAAAGACGCGACTATTGGCAGATTAGATAGAAGTATTAATAACATTTATAAAGAGTTTATTACGGGTGTAGATGATGCAACCGGAAACATAACTAACAATATTAAAGAATCTATAGGTGAAAATATTCACGGATCTGTAGCCGGCGCAGATACAGTATTAGGCGCTCTTACAACCGCGTCTAGAAATTCTTTAGGAAGCGTGTACGATGAATAACGAAGAACTTGAAAAAGATAATATCAGAGAAACTCACTGGTTAGGCGAAGTTGTCGATAATACAGATCCTAAAAATTTAGGTAGGTGTAGGATTAAGGTGTATGGTAAATTTGATAACTTACCAGATGATGCTATTCCATGGGCAACTCCTATGAATAGAGATTTACCAGGAGCACATGCAACACCAAGAGTAGGCGATATTGTTGCAGTTAGATTTGATAACGGAAACATATACCACCCAGAATACTGGTTTCACATTAATCAAAATAAACAATTAAAAGAAGATATATTAGATCCTTCAGGGGCAGCACATGATGTTGTCAGTTTAGTGTATGACGCTGAACGTAATGTTAGGATTTATCATTCTCCTGAAGATGGGTTGGTAATCACAAGAGGATC